TAGTATTTCAATGTTATTAAATTAAATAGCGACTAATTCCTCAATTTTTTCAAGATCGATTATTTTTTTAATATAAGACCAAGTTTTTTCAGCATTAATTAAATTTTTATCAATTGTTCCATCATTAATAACTCCATCGAGGATATTAAGAAATAGATTGGTTAATGCAGCTGCGTCTTCTACCTGAATTTTAATTAAAATAGAAAAAACAAGCTCATAGAGCCATTCTCTATATTCATTAATAGGATTTTTAACGGATGGATAAAGTTGTACTACTTCCATAGTTGCCTTTTTAAATAAGCATCCATTAAAGTCTTCTGTGTAAATCCAGTCAATATACCAATTAAATAAGCTTCTGAGTTGAACTAAAGGTAGGTCATTGGTATTGATTCTTTCTAATATAGCGGACTGTATATCAGAGTTTCTCTTGTAAAGGCATGATTCTATTAGCTTTTCCTTTGAAGGAAAATACTTGTAGAATGTCATCTTTGCAACATTAGATTCAGCAATAATTCTGTCCACTCCAATAGAGTTATAGCTTTTTTCATTAAAAAGGGCAGTTGCTGTTTTTATAATAGTGTCTCTTTTTGACATCGATTTCCCCGTAGTAAATCTTTTGAAATCCGTTTCTTTTTTAAGGCTAGTGCTCTGGCAAAAGTCAGTTTAATCATATTGAAAACGCTAATGTAATACAACATGTGAGAGCCTAAAAAAATAGTATTTTTCGATATTAATTGTTATTTGATTCATTAAAAAAATTCATTAAATTATCCATTGATTTGTAGTAATAATAAACCTAATATCAAATTGTTTAGGGATGAGTATACAATTTTATTTAGTAGCAAATGAATGCACGATTAAAATAATGGGGAACTCATAACCTAACTATAAGAATTAATTTGTTATTGAGAATGATTATGTCAAAAAAATTTGAAGATTTCGATAATCCAAGACAAAAGGCATTACTGGGGATGAAGAATAGTATTCCTGCAGAACAGTGGGAAGAAAATCTAAAATTTCTCAAACAATTAAGAGCGAGAATTGCTGAATTACCAGTATGTAAACATCCGGCGATCGAAGTTTTAAATAATGGATTGCTTGATAAATTCACTTTAACAAGAATTCATTTAGAATATCGTCATGCGATTGTTCAGATCTTTACTGATGCCTTATTAATGGCCCAGTTCCAGACAAAACAATTGGAGCCTAAACTCCATTCTGGAGCTAAAATGTTTCCACGCGTTTTATTAAGTTTAAATGTACTTGATGAATTTGGTTTTAGACCAGGAACAGACCCGGACAATTATTATCTAGGTAATCCGGAGTATGCACATTATCCTTTATATGAAGATTTATTGAATGATTATGGTTTGAGTGAGAAGGACCGTAGAGAGTATCAACCTTCAAAAATTGCAGATCAGGTAAGAAATTTTCTAGAATCATCTTATGATAGTTATATTAAAGTAGTTGCTTTACTTGCAGTGGCCGAAGAAGAAGTGATTCTTTTTAGCCCACCACTTCGTGAAGCGACTAAGGCTATTGGTGTAGATGTTGAAGGTGGCGGCTATTACCATGTTCATGGGGTATCTACTGACGAAACCTCAGAAGCAGCAGATGATGATCATGAAGATGATCTCTGGTTTGCGTTAGCGCAAGCAATAACTAAAGAAGACTATGAGAGCTTAACAACGCTTTGTATGGATTATTGTGCTTTATGGAATGAGTTTTGGGATGCACAAATTGCTGATATTCACTACTTAGAAGCAAAGAAGTTAGCATAACTTGTATTCATAGTAAGACGAATAATTGATAAAAACTAAAAAGCCTATTCATATATGAATAGGCTTTTTTAATACTTTAAATCCAGCCCATCTATAAACTAATAACCTGAAGTATTTCATTTAATACATTATTTGCATCTGTGGGAAATGATAGAATTACGAAAGTCAGTAAGTTGATATGTATGGGGCTTAAAAACATGCATCCTATAAGTGTGAGCAAATGAATACATTCATATACAGCTATCTGAAATTTTTAACCTATTGAAAATACAAAGGTTCACGTCTTGTTCCCACCATTTACAATCCAAACCAGATTAGGCGGATTCTACTTCTTTTATAATACGCCTGTGGTTTTTGTATTTTTATTAAAGGGAATTAAAACAAAGGTTTATTGTTAGAAAATGACGTATTTTATGGTTAACTAAAAACGCTTGTAGACTATTTGTAGACTGTTGAGAAACATGGTTAAATCAAAGTTCGCTAAAACAGGTTTAAGACATGAAACTCAACAAATCTACTGTTGATGCTATTCCATTAACTGAAAAAGGTCAAAAAATATATAGAGATGCAGAACTGATCGGTTTTGCTGTTCGGGTAACTAATAAAAGTAAAACCTATATTGTTGAAAGGAGGCATGAAGGTGAACTCTATCGAGTGACAATTGGCAAAACTACCGATATTCCTGCAACAAATGCTCGAGCAAAAGCTCAGATGATTCTGGCGAAAATTTCAAACAATGAATATGAAAAGCCTATCAAATTAAAGAATGTTGCTAATCCTTTAGATATTACAGTGAATGAAGCCCTTCAAATTTATATTGATAGAAATGACTTTAGACCAAAAACAATTAGGCAGTACCGTAAGTACTTTGATTTATATTTGGGGTGGGGCAATAAAAAGCTTTTCCAGATATCTAAGCAAGAAGTATTGGATCGATTTATTGAGGTATCAGAAGTAAGTGAGTCGTCAGCAAATGGTGCTGTATCTCTTTTAGGTACCTTATGGAAGTATATTCATGTTCTTTATTCAACAGATGAGAACCCGATCCTTAAAAGTAATCCAGTTGACATTATTTCCGTAACAAGAGGTTGGAATAAAATAGCAAGTAGGGATAGACATCTCCATAAAGACATCATTCACAAATATTACAATGCGGTGCTTCATTATGAAGATGAGTTGAATCTGGAAAATACTGCTAGGTCAAACACGCATCGGGATATCGTATTGATGTGCATGTATACTGGATGCCGTAAACAGGAGGCATGTTGTCTAAAGTGGGCTGATGTAGATATTAAAAATGGTACCTTAACTTTTAGAGATACCAAAAATGGTTCAGATCATACTTTTCCTATTGGTGATCATCTACACAGTATTTTGCGTGAACGTTGGTTATTAAGAGAAAACGATTGGGTTTTCCCAGCTACTAAGATGCCTACTTCGTGGAATATGCATGCAACTAAGGTAGATACATTATTGAATAGAGTGGGTAAGGAAGTTGACTATTACGTTTCAATGCATGATTTCCGTCGTACATTTGCCACTATATGCAACCTTTTAAGATTTAATATTTATGTGACAAAAAGACTTCTTAATCACACGGCTAAACCAAGAATTGATGTGACAGGTGGTTATGTTCAAATTCCAGATGAGGAATTAAGAGCTTCGATGAATATGATTGAGGCGGTTTATCAAGGAAAGATTGATTGCTTCAACTACCAATCTGTTTGGACAGAAAGATTAAAAGAAATAAAGGCGGTTTAACCGCCTTAAACTGTTGCAAGCTGTGCTGTATTAAGCACAGTCTTGCTTTGCTCATACTTCAAAACGTCTTTCTTTTTATATGAAACACGTCTCCCAATTTTTGAGAAAGGCAGTGATGATTGATCACAACGCATTCTAGCTAATGTCCAAGGCGAGCAATCTAAATAAAGTGCCACAACCTCTTGAGGAAACTTCTGTTCTTCATTAGCCATTATGAAGCGATCCAAATATTCTTGTTGCTCTGCATCAGATAGATTTCTCAGATCTTTTAACATTTACTCCTCCATACTTTCCGCTTTAACTTCTAATTGAGTACCCTCATAGGTGCCGTCACCCCCGCAATTCAGACAATGTGTATACATGCCTAAACCATCCCCATCAGGACAGAAGTTTTCAGGTAATGACCCGTCTAGAAATACAGTGCCGCCAATTGGCTTTGTGTGAATATGAGGGGCAAGGCCGTAATAGGGGAAAATGCATTCACCATTTCCATCATCACAAAAATCACATGTTTTAACTTTTACTTCACTCATCCATTAGCTCCTCAACTCATTACGTTCTTTCTTCAATTGACGCAAAAGGTTGCGAAGAGTAACGGTTACAGCTTTATCTAAACTTTTAGTTGAATGGAATTCGGCTAGCTGAGAAAGCGCTAAACCAAAAATGTGGTATGCAAAAACCTTTGCAGCCTCAGGATTATTTTTGAGAAGCTCCTCAGTACTTGGACAAATGATTTTTTCAAAAATATGAACAGCTACCTGATCCGGAGTACCTTCAATACGGCTAGGGCTCAAATTAACTTCACCAATAACTTTGCTCATTGTTGAGAATCCTCACTTAAAATTTCCCATTCACCCCAATCGCCCAAATAACCAGATTTTGAAATGCTTGTTGTAATCACTTGACCATCATCACAAGTTACTTTCATTCGATTGGCATCTATGCGAACAGCTTTATAAACAACATCCATTTGTAAATTTGCTGGTAAAGGACTTGAGCCATTTACAGATTTAATTCTTACTTCCATTTTTAAGCCCTCAAATATTCTTCTTTAGTCCACTCAACAAACTCTTTATAAAGTTGTTGGGCGGGTTTATTTAACCGGTTGTTGTAGTCGATAGTTATACGGCGCCAAGCGACTGGTACCGCATAATGTTTGGTTAGAAACATTGCTTGATCCATGCCTTGCCGGACTATTACGTAGCCCAGCAATTGCAAGTAGTACATAAAACCAAGCATGTGTTTTTGGCTCACTTTCTTGTACTGATCTTTCATATTAGAAACCGTCCACTAATAGATAATCAGGATCAGCTTCAGGTTGAGTAGGTGTAGGATTCTCTAATTCATAGCGGCGTTTTCTCACATACCCCATTAGCTTCGGTTGAATCTGCGGATCTCGTGCAGCCACGTCTATTTCCAAAGCATCCAATGTTGTGAGGTCGGGCGCGTTTTGGATCTGGACCATTAGTGAAGGTGGTTCACTCTCTACAGGCTTTTCATCTGCAAGCTCAGTCAAACGCTTGTGAGTAGCTTTGAGTAGAGGATCCATTTGTTTATCTGACCATGTACGGGTGTATCGATAAACAGCATTTACCTCTTCAGGTGTTTTTGATTCTTTTACACGCTGAAGAAGAGCATCTAATGCCTTCTGATATTCAGGATCTACTTTAGGCTCGTTAGTTTCTAGAACTAACAGATCCTCGGATGATGAAACATAAGGCCCCTCAGTAACAACAATTGCACTATCGAGATCCTCCTTTAAATCTTTAGTAGTCTCTTCAATTACTGTTTTTTCAGTATTAACCTGAGGTGATTTCTCAACTTCATTTTCTAAAGGCTTTTCTTCTTCAACTTCATCAGTTGGCTTGTTCAGAAGTTTGAGCATATCTTCAGCAAACTCACCACCACTGACTTTAATAATCGCGCAGCAATGAGCAAAAGCATTATCAAAACTTGAGTGGACTTGGCCATGCTGAAGCATGCGTAATTGTCCTTTTGAACCATTCCACTTAAACTGCTGCACACCTAATTCAACAGTTGGACTTGGGTAAGAGCAAGTAGAACCTTTAGCTGGCGCTTCTTTTAATGGTTCAGGTACCTCAAATTCGCCAATAAAAATAGTTCTAGGCTTTAATTGAAATTCGAATTTATCAAAAACATCAAAGCCAAAGTCATAAGGGTTAAATGGTTCCCAGCCATTACGCTCAGTATTATTTACTAAAAGTAATTCACCGTTGGCCCAAGCAAGTTTGGCTTCAACTTTATTTAGAATTTTCATGCTGTCATCCCCGTTTTCGCTAAGGTTTCAATTTCTTGTTTAACTGCCTTAAGTTTTGCTGCTTCAATTTGGATAAGGGCATCTATGCCGAAGTGTTCACAAACTGTTTTCACGTCTAGGCCGCGTTCAGCTATGAAGTTTTGAAGTTCATCTCTTTGTTGATCTGAGATACCGTTAAATTCTGGTGGACTAATCCAAGTGCCACGTTGCTTATCAAACGTGCAATTCAATGCTTTAGCTCTCATTAACATTGCTTGGCGCATGTTCTGGTAATACATGTGTTCTTTATCAAGCGACTCAGTTAATTGATTAAGGTCACCTGCATGCTCTGCTTCCTCACAGCTTTGTTTCCAGTTTTCTAGCTCTTCTTGGGCTTTAGCTGCTGCAAGTTGTGCAGGCGTTAAGGTGTTAATGTGATCTTTAGCTTGAGTAATCAGGTCAGCCAAGAAAGTAGGGTGTGCTTTAAGATCAGGTACCCATACTTCACCGGTTTCACCGCCTAAAGCACCTGAGTTTTTCGCATGATGTGTAGGCGAAGGTTTAAAATTAATAACGCGGGCATTTTTACCTTCACCAGTAGTAACAGTTGTTAGATAACCCATGACATCTGCGATACGGTAAAGCTCGTTACGGTTTTTACCACCTAGATCTGGGCGGTAAATAATTTGATCACCGTTTTGATCTTCTGATGCGTGTGCAATGAAAACAACATCTTTACCTAAACTGATCAAAGTATTGATGTATTGCTTGAACGTTTGGTTCGCTAAACCTTGAGCCTTTAACTTTAAAGAGCCATCTTTTTGACGGTTATTAGCAGTTAGCAATAGATGGGTTTTAATGCATTCAAGCATTGCACCCACGGTATCAATGACTACGGTTTTATATGGTGCTAAGTCCTGCGGAGTAAGGTTTGCAACATCACTCCATTGTTGAACCTGTACAACCGCACCACGACGTAATTCACCAGTACGGTGAGCACCACGGTCAAAGTCAAAAGAAATTGCTTTTTCCGCAGTAAAGCCCATCGATGATTTACCTAAACCCGGATCAGCGTATAGGTACACAATAATTGCTTGAACCAATAAAGTTTGGTCAGCAGTAATAATCGGTAGAGCCATTATTCTTATCCTCATCTAGAGCCGGTGAAGCCGCGTTTTTGCTTGTAAGCTTTGCGGACATAAGTAGGGATGTTTGTTTCACGCAGTTTTATAGCGAGCTGCTTTCTGCGCTGAAAATCGATTTCTTGGGTGAGTTCATTCCAAACTTTTGGATAAGAAGTTTGGAACCTGAACACATTTAAAGGCGTCTTAACTCCGTCTTTAACTTTGTAAAGAACTGAGCCATTAGCATTAGATGCGTACACTTGCCAGCCAATGCGGACAGAGTAGAGACCCTTATCATCACGGCCTAAAAATGACTTGTAGCCGTCAGGATGTTTTTTGAAATTAGACATGTTCAGCCTCCTTACATTCGCATGTACCAACAAAGGCATACGTAAGCGGGCTAGGAGCATCAACAGGTGAGACGTCCTTAATATTTAAAGGAATAATTTCTTTGCGATATTTAACTAAAACCACATCACCTTCACGGCAATTGACAATTCCTTCTCTTGAAGAAAAACGTGCAGATTTAGAAGATTGGGTTACTCTGCAAAATGAAACCTCATCACCAGCTTTGATTTTTGAACGGTCAACAGGAATCATCTTCTTGCAAGTAGGGCAGTTATAATCTTTCATTAGGCTGCCTCCAACCATTTATTACGGTCGATATAGCCCGCTAATAAAATATTTATGTTTTTATGGTCGTCATGATTGGTGAAATCATTCCAAGGTTTGCCGCTTAAGTCAGTTACTGACTCAATAGCAAGGTTAGTAATTTCAGCCGCTGTAAAATCAGATCCAGCTACACCATAGCTATCAGCTACGCCGTCAAAATCGAAGCTTACGTTTAATTTGAAGCCGTCTATGCGGATAACAGCTACACCAGTTTTTTCACCAGTTTGCTTAATTCCTAAGAGTTCATATTCAGAAGCAACTACTTGTTTGCTTTCATATGAGTAATTAGAAGGGACGCTAGAATTAGCAGTTCGATATTCACAAGAACTCAAGGCTACAAGTACAGCAATTGCTGTAACTCCAGTTACCTTATGCTTGTTTGAAAAGGTTTTTACGTTCATAATTGATCTCGCAGTTTTGCAAAAGCACATCGGACCTGGGGAGGGGCGGTGTGCTTTTTTGTTGTCTACGAGACAAATATCGCATTTCCGATATTTGTAGTCAATAGTTATTCCGATATTTTTACTGGTATTCCGATATTGATCTCTTGAAACACAAAAATCACTTTAACAAGGGGGGATTAATTAAAATTATTTAATTGATATTTATGGTCTAGCACTGTTAGTAGTTTGATGAAGGATTATTTTCAACTTCACTATTTAAGTCATCAAGAGCATTATCCACATCTGGAACGACGTCACGCCAATTTTCATTTTCAAAGCGCTCAAATTGATTGTTTACTTCCTCTAGTTTAGCTTCTAACTCAGCAATATGCTCTTCTAATTCAGCAATTTTCTGATCTTTCTCATACACGATAGCATCATGTTCAGCTCGGCTAATAGTGTCTGAACATCCAGTTAAAACTAAGACTGGCAATAACAAAATTATTTTAAAAACTTTCATCTTAACTCTTTCTTACTCTTCGTTTTCCACGGTATGTATATCTCAATGAATCTATTACTTGACCAATAAAATAGCAATCTTCGTCAATTGGAATGATATTGGGATGAAAATTTGGGTTAATCGCTTTTAGATACCTTGTTCCATCAGATTCAATAACCAGTTTTTTGAAAGTAGCATCTTTGTCTTTACGGACGACAATGATATCTCCAGATTGCATATCTGAATAATATACTGTCGGATCTACAACAATATAATCACCTTCTACAAAATCGGGTTCATTACTTACGCCACGTACTTTTAAATAAAAACATTTTTCGCAATCATCTGGGAGAGGGAACCATTCCGTAACTTGAGACATATCTACTGATTCAACATTAGTAAAATTACCTGCTTGTACCCAAGATAAAACGGGTGCCATTCGAGCTTGAACTGGCACAACGTTGGTGGTAATAAGTTCCCCAACTACACCTTTTTTTAATTCTTCAGCTGTAACCCCAAGGGCATTTGCTAATTCAAGTATTGAACCTGTCGACTTGGCATTTCCTGTTTCAAGATCAGAAATTACAGATTGTTTTACACCAGATTTCTGAGCTAACTCTTTTTGAGTCATCTTTTTTGCTTTTCGTATTGCTTTTAAGTTTTCACCCAAAGTAGCCATATGTATTTCCTTAAATACGTATATCGGAATTCTGATACAAATTAGTATCGCTTTGGCTATTGTTAAAATATCGGAAAACCTATATATTTACCTAAAAATATAGGAGCTTCGCATGAATCAATGGCCAAACATGATTTCAGATTTGCGTGAAAAGGGCTTAACACAAACTCAAATTGGTACCGAGATCGGGTGCTCACAGAATTACGTTAGTGATTTAGAGCGCGGGGTATGTGGTAAACGCTTATCGCATGAAATTGCAACCAAATTACAAAAGCTTTGGAAAAAGCATTGCAAAACCAAACAAGTGGCTTAGGTAACAAGATGAGCAAATTATCAGTTGATATTTCTGCAAGTGCCAGAAATGGCGTATCCCGCATATTGCATGGTCTTGATATAAGCAATCAAAAAGAGATTGCTGAACAATTAAAAGTTGATCCAAGCACTATAACTCGACTTAAAACAGATAAGAAAAACAATGGCTTGAATGAAATTGAAATGTTTTGCGAGCTATTGAGTTTGCTTGGATTAAAAGTCGTCCCTAAAGATTATCAGAGTATTGATAAGGAACGTGTTGCTGCACTTTTAGTCATGTCTAAAAGTTGGATGAACCGTATAGAAACGGTGGATGACTTATTTCATGACGAAATCAGCTGTCAAAAGGAAAAACTCGGATATTAAAAAACCACTACCTGCGCAAACAGGAGTGGTTTATAGGCATTCAGTCGAGATGAATCAAATGAATAAAACTAATTTATCAAATCAAACAACCGAACGCAACCAGCCAGAATTTTTAGTGGGTGACGTTGTAGTACTTACTAAAGAGTGTCGAAGTTTTAAATCAAACGATTTATTTGAGGTTAAAAATAAAACTTTGACTAGTTTATGGACCATCAAATCAGAGAATCATTTGATTCTGGTTTCTTCAAAAGAAATCCGCACAGCAACAGTTGCTGAACTTAATGCCAAACGCCGACTAACAAGCGCTGAGCAAGCATTAGCGGAGGTGTCATGAACAGCTTTACACACCAAATCAAATATTCTCGCCAGCAAAGTGAAATCCAATCTTTCTATGAGCCTGCATTGCGAGTACTTGGCCACCTATTTGAGGTGAAAAAGCAAAATTTACGCAACAAAGGGTATGACGAAAATAATGCGGCGGTAACCAAAGTTGAATTTTCAGAGGCTATGGCTCGTCAATTTCGCATAACGCAGTGGTTAGCACAGCAGATTGTAACCAGCTTAACCAAGGCGTGTTTGGTTGATTCTTTTGGAGGCTATGTTAAGCCAAAGGATGGTGAAAAGTGAGATATGCAGCAAAAAGAAAACAGGATATTTCCGTTTCCACCACACCGCTAGAGGTGGTAATTCCACTGGAACAACCAGTAAAGATCTATTCGGCTAAAGAATTAGCAGCTATGCCACTTTCAGTTATGAATGCCGCAATTGAGGCTCAGGAAAGATTTTATCAACTTGAAGAATTAACCCATATGGGGGGGCAGGCTATAGCAGTTCGCCGTCTCATGGAGGATGGGCACAAACTAATTCAGGTGAAAGAAAAGTCTCGTATTCGCTACAAAATCAACAACGAATTTATTCCTCCAAGAATTATTCGTCAGTTGGAAATGCGCGGTCTTGTAAAATTAGGAGCAGTCACTGATGTATAAATATCTCCACCATATCAGCGACTTTATGGTTGCTACAGCACACCTTAGCCCAGTTGAAGAGTGCTTTTATCGCCGTGCTCTCGATTTTTATTATTTGAATGAAAAACCATTACCCAAAGAAACCCAGTCGGTTTTTCGTCGGTTACGTGCAAATACCCAAGAAGAAAGGGATGCAGTATTAATTGTGCTGCAAGAGTTTTTTGTGGAAGAGGAAGACGGGTTTCACAACAAACGTTGTGATTCAGAAATCGCCGCTTATCAAAAAGTAGGGGATAAAAATCGTGAAAATGGTAAGAAAGGTGGGCGTCCACGTAAGGAAAAACCAAAAGAAAACCAAAGTGAAGGCGACTCGGTTAATTCTGAAAACCCACAAAAACCCAGTGGGTTAATTTTGGGTTCTGAAAGTGAAAGCCAAAAAAACCTTAACCATAAACCGTTAACCGATAACCAATATATAGATAGTAGTAGTAATGCGCGTGAAGAAAATTCGCAATTTACACCAATCCAATTTGCTCAGTATCAGATCGATGATCACAAGCGTTACTCAATGCGTGAATTCATTTCTGAATACAGCGAGTTTCAATACGATTTCATCTCACTTGCTCAACAAAGATTTGTTTCTGTACCTGAAATCGACTTGAGAACCATGATTCAAAATTTCGGTGACTGGTACTTTGCAAACGAATCAAGTTCGTTGAATACACCAAGCATCTGGTTGGTTAAGTGGTTCTCTTGGGTTCAAAACAACGAGAAACAAGTTGCTGCAAACCGCAAGAAACAAGAGCAAATCACTTCAACCGGTCAAAAACCAGAAGAGTCGGGTTACTTCGCTAATCTTTTTGAAGAACAGAGCGAATCTCAAATCGTGGATGTAACCCCAGCAAAAAAGCTTCCAATGATTGAGGAGGTAGGTCATGCATGAAATTACCTTGAACGAAGTGCGTCAATTAATCGCTTCTCTTCGCACTGTTTACGCTGCTCAGTTCAATAAGCAATTTCCAGCAACAGGCGAAAGTGCAATTCCTCTGTCAGTGGTTGAGCAAATCGCACTTAAAACACTGGTTGGCGTTCAACAAAACCAATTTAACAACGCACTTGCTCGTTTACTTACAGCAGGTGGACGCTTTATGCCGTCATTTGCCGAGTTTCGCACCTGGTGTATCGGTGAAAGTTGGATGTCTTCAGAAGAAGCTTGGTCTCGCGCATGTAAGTTTACAACTGACCGTTCCGTGGTTATTACCCAAATCACTAAGTACGCCTTAGACGAGGTTATGTATTTGATCGAAGCCGGCCAAATGCGAGCAGCTCAAGATAATTTCTTCGGGACCTACAACGTGATGGTTGCTAAAGCTCAGTTAAAAGGCCGTCAGCAAGAGTTTTACACTCCACCGCTACAACTAGAACACAAAGAACCTAAACACGTTCCTGTGAGCAATGACGAGGCTCAAAAGCATCTCAAATCATTGATGGAAAGATTAAAAATCAATGGTCGTAAACCTGCACCAGTTCAAAAACTTGAGGCAAAAGAAAAAGAGCCTGAGCTTATAAAAGAGTTGGGCCCTGATCCTTTCGATAATCCACACGAATACGCAGAGATGTGCCGTCGGGAGGGTATGCCAATCCCTAGAAATATTCTTCAGCTAATTGATGGGGCGAATGTATGAATGCAGTTGAGTTTATGAAGGAACATGGAATCGAAAAGGCTCGATTTGTTATTGGATCTGCTGAAGTAGGTGGTGTTGTAACCCCAAAGATTTTAGACCTTAAAAAATTGGTTCAATCGTTGGAACTAATAGAGCAAATTGGTGGAGTTGAAGTTGCTAAAGGCAAAGTATTTATTGCTGATTTCAATGATTTCAAAATGATCAAATTTTTAATAGGTAATAAAGATTTTGTTGTTCATATAAAAAGAGTTCAGGAGGCTATAGCAGACCACGAAGCAGTTAATGGAAATGAGATAGATCCTTTAATCAAGTTAAAAGCTGGTTTAACAAAGTTAAGAGATAAATTTATAAACGATGCCCATGCATTAACGCTTTTGGGTGACCTAGATAAATCACGTGTTTATAACGGCATTGCTAATCAATTAGATCACTTATTAAAGGGCGGTGCTTAATGTCATCAATGAGCCTTGCTGAATATCGTGAATTATTTCCTATTCAGAAAAATAAAAAGCGCCGTTCAGCAAAGCAAGGTACAAGACAGCCGAGTGAAGGCGAGACGGTATTAGCAACACATTTAAAAGCATGCAAGATCAGTTTTGAACAGGAATATAAATTCCATCCTGAACGTAAATGGAGAGCAGATTTTTTAATAACGGGTACAAAGATTTTGATTGAGGTGGAAGGCGGGATCTGGAGTGGAGGCCGTCATACAAGGGGCAAAGGCTATATAGGGGATATGGAGAAATACAACTCCGCAGCAATGATGGGTTTTACAGTTTTACGGTTCAGCACAGAGCAAGTGAAAACAGGCGTGGCGATTAAACAAATTGAGCAATTGGTAGGTGAAAAATGAGTGCAGTTTTAAAAACACAACAAATGGATTGGTCTAAATATACTATTGACGGTTGGTTAGAGCAGTTTGGCGCATGGTGTGAAACAGTTAGAATGAAAGGGGGTGATTTGCCAGATGGGCTTCATATCAATCAAATTTACTGGTTGATGCGTGAAGCTGGCAAAGAAGTACAAAAAAGTAAATCTTATATTCGATGTGAGATCAGTGATTATGAGGCGGATCAAATTCAAGCACTTTTACGAAGTCTATTAAATTCTGATAAAACAGATTTTACAACTAAGTTTGCATTAATTTGTTTAATTAAAAATAAGGTTGAAAATAAAGGATTGTTGAAGGTTGCTCAAGAAACAAACCAATCTAAAGCTCAGGTCGCAATTATGGTGAGTTGCGCTAGATTTTATTTATTAGGTCATGATAAAAGATTAAGACAAAATGGAGGTTCAAATGAAAACATACACTGTAAAACTATATGAAGGCGTTAGTCGGGAGAAAGTTAATGAAACTTTGAAATACTACCCTGATTATTTTGGTAAAATATCAATAATTACAAATGTAATTAATAATAAATTGCAATTAACACTAAAAGCATTTGAAGGAATCGACGTTATAACTGCCAATGATCTAATGATTAAAATCGTTGAACGTTTAAAAGCTTCTCAATTAGTAGAAAAGCATAATTTAGACTTGTTGACTGTCTAGACGCTTTATGGCATATTTTTGATATAGTGGACGAAGTATAAGTAATTCACTGATCTAAAGCTCATCGTTTGATGGGCTTTTTGTTTTTATACTTGCTAGATTTCAATTATGATTTAAAATTAAATCAGGTGGCTCGTCGCCAAACATCGCCACCTGAAATTCTATTAGAAATGATAGTTATTTGTTTGTGTCACCTCCATATTAATTAATTGTAGAGTTGATATTGTGTTGTACTGGTGGTGGGCACCAAGCGCCACCAGTACAATCGTTAAAAGCGCCCCTTTTCTTTGCATTAAGTAATGTTCCTTTGATTTAATGGTTAGATTTACACCACACATTAGCTGTCTTCATCCTAAATACATGGTCGTTACATTATAAATCATCTAAATTGAATGCTTGTCTAAATGTTAAGCGTTTAAGAATGCCCACTTAAGCATGTTTATATTTATGCTATAGTCCAGTCTAATTAGAATTTGGTATTTAAAATGAATATCTGTGTTGGTGGTGAACTAGATGGGCAAAAGATAGAGAAAGAAGGCAGATTACTAAAAGCTTCTGATATTGATCCATCATTCAAAACTGAGTACTACAAGCAAGTTTTTAACCGTGACAACATTAATTATCATTTTTGGCTACCAATAGGGTCCAACTTGCATGAAATGTCAAAGCGAGTTTTGGATATTTTGAGAGCATCAAAAAATTAAGCTTAAAGTATATTGTAAATACATCTTCTAACTTGTATGATATGTCACAAATACTGCGCTGAAAGTTTTTTGTTTTTTGACCCGTTTCTTTTTAGAAGCGGGTTTTTTAATTTTTCTTTATGTATTTAAATTAGATGAAAGTATATGTTGCTTTTATTAGGTAGCTTATTGTTTACTTCGCATTAAAATTATTCTTTCTAAGAAGTTAATAAAATGAAAAATTATTTAATAGGGTTAGTTATTACTTTGGGTATTAGTGGATGTGTATCTATACCGTCCATAGACTTTTCGCAGCAAAAAGTTGAAAGGTTTAATCCAGTTAAAAATTGGATTAGTGTTGATACCGCTCCAGTCAAGGATATGCCAAATGGCAAAGAAATCTTTAAATTGAAAGGGGGAAGTGAAGTTTATGTATTCTGGTACCAAGATGAATGGGCGTTATTAAATCCAAATATGGATAGACAACAATGGATTGATACTAAATATTTGTGCAGTTTTGCTGGTTGTTATACTCCACCAGTCACCTATAGATATTCAAAAGGGAGTTTTGATAACAGGCAGCCTGTTTACTCAACTCCTCAAAGAGAGTCAAAAGGCTATAATAATACTAGAACTAGAAGTTCTACTACTACACGGACTCCAAGAAGTTATAGTAAAACGACTAATAACTCTTGTTACTGCACATCTGGAACTTATTGTGTTGGGCCTAGAGGTGGACATTACTGCCTTAATAGCACAGGTTCAAAAAGATATCTTCCACGATAAACTGTATAAGCTTTAAGAAGCTCTGCTAAATATCGATTGTTGGCGGGGCTATTTTATTGTTAAGTATTTCTGTAAGATCTGAGTGTTGCTTTAAACAACAATAAACCTTAATGATCAGCGCAAAAGTCATAAGGGGAAAGCCTACTTGAAAGAGTAGGCTTTTTTTATGAGAAATCATTCAAGTTCAAGTTGATTGTCATCCTTAGTAACTTTTATTTTTAATTTTTTGTATTTGCGTTTGTTTGGATCTAAAGCGGAGTTTGATACTTCATCGGCAAATTTAGGATTCTGCATTAATTTGTAATAGGTTTTATACCCAATACGAATTCTAGTTGGTGGGCAGTCAGTTCTTTTTGAGTAATATTCAATCTGCGAATTTAATTCGTCTAAAAGTGTTTGGTGTTCCATTGTGTTATTGATTTTGGCAGTTAGGTAAACTAAGGATACTGTAATTTACAAAATCAAGCAGAAGTAATTGATACACATTGTGTTTATTGGTTGTGATGGTTAGTGCATTAATAAGATTAAATGTGACTTAATTTAACAAAAAAAAGTGTTGAGTGAAATTTAATCAAAATGTCACATGGCTAGTTTAAATTATATTTATAAAAATAAAAATGATAGAAGATTGCAACGGACAATAACTATGCAAGCATGATTCTCAAACGATTGAATTAAGCTGACTCTAACAAGTTGGCTTTTTTTTAGCTATCGATTTTTAAATGTGCTAGCCGGGAAATACGGCAAAGCCTCACTATTGATTAGTGGGGGCTTTTTCTTTTTGTGTTAAGCTGATCTCCATAATTTTATGGATTAGTACAATGTTTATTTGTGTTGATGGTGAACTCAATGGGCAAGTGATAGAAAAAAGGGGTGTTAAGAACAAAGATGTATATAAATATTATAAAACTCAGTAATTGCATAATAAATTCAAATATTTACTTATAATCAGGGTGACCGAATTTAAACAATCTTTACCTAGGCGAAGGATTTAGTAACTCAAATAAACATTATTTTAGACGGATAATTATAAAAAACGGAGTACAAATGTCATGAATAAGAATGTAGAGCTAATAAATTACATTGATGTAGCTGAGACAGTTTACGAACGGGTATATGAAAATAATAAAATTTCAAATAATTTGATTGTTAATCTAAATCGCATTATGGCTGAGATAAAGAATCAAGCTGCAGAAAAAAGACTCAAATTGAAGTACAGCTCAATAGACTTTGAACATTGTTTAAGTTTGCCTTTAGCTGATCGCAAAATAAAAGTAGATTTAAGCCTTATACCTCATTTTGAAGATCGTGAAGAAAGTATTTTGTGGTTAACTAACTTTATTGGAAAAATTTGTGAGCCCAGAAAGATGCAAAGACAGAAAAAAAATCTTCATTAAGTACCTGTGAATTTTAGATGAACCGCCCTTAAAGCGGTTTTTTATTGCTAGTAGAATATTTAAGGTATCTTTTCTAATAGGCACATACTATTGAAGTGTTTTTTATTTATTTTCTAGATTGAAAAGATTGCTATTTAAGTAATTTAAATATAAAAATCTTTATTGATTGAGAGTAGTTGTTATACAGGATATTTATAAGGATTTTAAAATGACAATTATCACATTGCTCGATGTTAAGACGAAGAAGAAGGTGATAGTTCGGTCCGTAATAGACCCAATAGCAAGAATAGACAAAAAAGGGAATATACAAATTATTCAAATTCATAAATGGCTATATGATGAATCTGGAGATTTCGTTGATGAAGACTTATATGAGGCACTCAACAATGGAGAAGTTGGAATATACATAACTTTGCAGTATATGATCATTAATATTGAAAATTAATTATTTTTTATTTTTAGTCAGTTTGAGTTCTTACTCTCTAGAGCCTAATGGTTACTACACATAAGACCTTATTAAGTATTACCTATTGATGGGCACATATTCTTTATAACTCTTGATAAGTAAAAAAATTATGTAGGCTAAAAATAAAACTA